GACAGGCCGCTGATGACGGACGACAGCACGGCGACGACGGCGTAGTTAGGCTCAGGCTCCATTATTGTTCCCTCCTCCTTTTCGTCGGCCGCGGTAGAACGCATCGATGACCAGCGCGACGTAGATGACGATGCACGCGATGATGAGCCAGTCGGTCATGTCAATAGCACGCGATCCACGAGTACCGCCGGCCGCTTTTGTTGAGATTTTTGTCGATGGTCGCGTGAGTCGAGACGCGGAAGCCGCCGGCGACGATGTAGGGCGAGAGCCGGCCGAGCGTGCTGAGGTCCCACTCGATCCCGCCGCCGATCTGGAACGACGATTGCGAGAGAACCCACACACTGACCGTCCCGCTGGCGAGGTCCTGGTTGGATCCAGAGGCGTTGTTCAGACGGACGCGGACGGTGTTCGTCGAGTCGACGAAAGCCCGGATGTAGACGGCGCCGGTGACGGCGTTGAGGCTCGTGAAGTCCACGAGCACCGGATCCCCGACCGCTGCGCCCGTGACCGTGATCGTGATCGTCGCGCCGGTGCCGTCCGCGAGGCTCGGGGGGTCCCACGTCGTCGACTCAGTTAGCCACGTGAGCCGACTGATGTTCGTCCCCGCTGGATGGAAGTACGCCCCGCGCCGGTTGGGGTTCGACAACAGAGCTTTCGCCGGGCTCGCCGTGATGCCCGAGACGGCGAGGATCTCTTCCGGTGCCGTGACGATCACGAGACTCGGGGTCACCCCGGTGCTGATGAATCGGTTCTCGACGCCGCTGCCATCGTAGACGCCCGCCGTGACGCCCGCCCCCCCGCGGCGCTCGTCGTCGACCAAGGCGTTGCCGCCGGAGTTGACCACGTGAGCGAGAACGACCCTGCCGGCGGGAACCGGGTCGAGGCGGTCCGTGTCGGCGACGACCTCGATCGACGCCGACTCGGCGAGTTCGTCAACGTCCTCGACGACCTTCAGGTAGACCCATGAATCGTCGGTGATCGCGGTGGCAATCACGTCGTCCGACGTCACCATGCGGCCCTCGACGATCGCGACGCCGGCCGCGATGTCGAGGTTGAGGCCGGAAGGACTCGTGACACCGAAGCCCGACAGGACGAACGACTGTCCGGCGCAGGCGGCTTCGAGGATACCTTGGAGGTTCTGTTCGGTCGCGACTTTGCCGACGCCGGTCGGGGGCGAGCCGATGTCCGCCGCCGAGGGGAATACTGAGATGGTCATGCTCTATCCGTTTCCACTGAGAAGTTCATGGGCGACCGTCACCTCGATGCTGGCGGTCTTCGAGATCGTCGGCGACAAGAGAGCTCGCGCCACGAGGACCGAGCCCGCGAAGAGCCCGACCTCGGAGAGCTCGTTGTCGTTCGCCTCCGACTGCTGGATCAGGATCTGCGCCGTGAAGCGCAAGTCCTCGCGGGTCCGGCGGTCGATGGCGCGCCGGAACACTTCCGTCTCGAGCGCCGTGATGCCGAGCGTCGTCGCGCCCGTCCCGGTGCCGACGGCGATATGACTTGGCCGCACGGCGCCGCCGCCGAGCATGTCGCGGACGTGGTTCAGGCCGACCGTCGTGATCATAGGAACGTCGGGAGCCTCACTTCGGGTCCGTTGATGAATCGCTCGCCCGCCACCACGTACTCGCTGCCGATGATCGCGCCCTCGGCTTCCGTCGCGCCGACGTGAAGCACGGTGAACGGATCGTCCTGCCAATCGGCCAGCGTGTCCGACTCGTCGCCGGCGACGGCGTCGCTCAGCGCCAGGTCGCTCAGCGTCTCGCTGAAGACGATGAGCACCTCGTTCTCGCGGATGACGAACTTGCGGTTCGCCGCCGCCATCCGCTGGAAAAACTTGAACGGGCTCTCGAGCGCCTGGCCGTCGACGATCTTGTATGTGTACGTCAGCTGGCCGATGCCGCGGTCGCGCGTCTGCACACTGACGATCAGGTAGTCCCCGTCGAGCTTCTCGCGCGCGAGGCTGATCGTCTGCTTCGTGCCGCTCGCGAGCCCGGGCTTGTGCGTCGATATATCGGCCAGGACGGGGATGCGCGCGAACCGCCGAAGGAGGCCCGCCGCCTTCTGGATCGCCAGGTTCGACACGTTCTCGGCGACGAGCGCCTCGTTGTCGATCGACGGGTCGTCCTCGATGGCCTCCCAGATGCCGGAGCCGCCCTCGATCGCGGCGCGCGCGGCGATCTCCGACTCGCTCTGCGTCTGCACGATGATCTCGAGGAAGCCGAAGTAGGTGACCTCGAGCGTGTCGGACGAGCTGAGCTCCGCGGCGTCGCGTTGCTGGGTGACCTGCTTGCTGCCCTGGTTCCAATACCAGTCGAACGCGTCCTCGTCGTCGACACCCTGGATGCCGACGGTCTTCGTCACGGCGTTGACGCGGATGGCCGGCACCTTGGCGATCGGCAGGCCGACCGAGAACGTCTGCATGTCGCCGTCGCCCTTGAACGACTCGACGCGCGTCGATTCCGTGACGTCCCGTCCGGCCCGCAGGATCTGGCGATTGCGGTACTGCTCGCGGCTGCGGTTGCGCACGAGCCGCGCGAACGTGCGGCCGGCGTCGGTGAGCGCCCACGCGGCGGCCGGCGCGCTGTCGAAGGCGAGGAAGTGAAGCTGCCGCTGGTAGTCCACCCACCACTGAAACCCCACGAGCTGCGCGAGCTCGTCGAGGCACTCGGCGACGGTCCTGTAGTTGAAGACGACGACGCCGATCTCGAAGCCGTCCTCCACCGTGCCCTCGGTGATCCCTTCCTGCGCGAGGTAGGTGGCAATCAGGTCACGGACGATGGCGCCGGGTGTCTGCCCCGGGTCTTCCTTCCGTTCGGCCACGAGGTGGCGGTCGGCCAGCGCCGTATGGTCGACGCACGAGACCGCGATCATGTGCGCGACGTTCGTTTCTTTGAATGACGGGTAGTCGTCCGCCACGGCGTCGACGCTGCCGGCGAAGATCAGGACGCCCTCGTGGTAGACCTCCACCTCCTGTCCGACGAGGACCTCGTGGACGTCGTCGATGTCGACCAGGACGAACCGGCACGTGTTGCGGGCATCGAGGTCGTCGCCGATCGAGAGCGATGCGTTGCGGTAGAGCGACGAGCGGTCGGCGCCGGCGATGAGGAGCGAGAACTCGGCGCCGAGCCCGGCGGAACTGTCGCCGAATGCCGAGTCGCCGAAAGCTGTGGTGCCGAACGGCATGGGTCAGGGCTCCGTGGCGACGACCTGGGCCGCACCTGAGGGAAAGCGCGCGATGAGCCGGGTCTTCCCGGCGCCGTCGTCCTCGAAGTACGTGCGGCCGCGGTTCGCCGCCGGCGCGCCGGGATCACCGATCTCCGGTCCCTCGACGTAGCTCTCGACCGGCCAGGATCGATCGACGGTGCCGGAGATGTCCGCGGTGTTCGCGCGGAAGCGGTTGCTCGGCCGAACGAAGGTGTTCGCGAGGGAGGCGCCGCTGGCGTTGACGCCCGTCGTGTTGCCCTGGATCTGGTTGTCCTCGAGGCTGCACTCGTCGATGGTGCCCGAGTTGAAGACGAGCCGGAATCCGTTGGCGTGGTCTTTCGATCGGCAGCCGCGGAAGCGATAACTGCGGTTGCCCGCCACCACCGACTCGGCGTAGAAGCCGTGCGTCGTCGCCTTGGCGTTGCCGTTGGCAATGCAGTCAGCAACGTCGATGTCCTTCACACCGCCGATCAGGTAGTTGAAGCCGCCGTTCCCGAAGCAGTAGATTCCATCGAGCGTCGCATCCTCGACCGAGGAGCCAGACTCTGCCGACGCGAGTACGCCAGCGCGGTTGCCGCTCCCCGCCGTCCCGTTTCCGCTGTAACTGCCGCCCTTCGCGCGGATGCCGCGAGCTGCGAACGTCGATTGCGCGAAGATGTGAAGGCCACTCCCGGCGCAGTCATGCCCCTCGCAGTCGGTCACGTCGACGTCGATGCAGTTGCCGACATAGAAGCCGTGGTGCCCGACCGCCGTGCCGACACCCCGGGATCGACACCGCGCCAGCTTGCAACTCTTCGCCTTGTTCAGGTGAACGCCCTGGGTCGCGTTGTCGTCGGAGAAGACCTGGACGATGTCGCCGTCCGTACATTCGGTCGTGAGGCCCGCGACGACGGTCGATGCCAACTGGAAACCGCGAACCCGCTCGATGCTGAAGCGCTCGCAGCCGTCGAGCGAGATCCCGTCGCAGCCGGTGTTATCGGGTCCCTCGAGGATGATGTCGCGGATGCTGAAGTCGTCGGCGGTGACGGCGAAGAGGTCGGCGGATCCTGTCGTGCGACGAAGGATCACCTTCCCGCGGGTGCGAACGTGGACGTTTGCGGCATCGACCGCGAGGGCCACGTCTTGATCGAGGACGTAGATCCCGCCGGTGAAGAGCAGGATCCCGCCGCCAGAAAGCTTGAGCTCGTCGAGACACCGCGCGATCGCCACCGAGCTGCCCGTGGCCCCTGAGGCGTCTGCGCCGTAGGTGAGCGGATTGAAGGCGTCGAGGCCGCGAAGGGCGGACAGGCTGCCGGCGATCTCGGCGACGTACTTCCGCCCTGCCTTGTTGAGATCGACGGCGGCCGTGAGCCAGTCGATGATGTCGAACGTCTCGCCGGCATCCCACTGGACCAGCAGCTCCGCCGCCTGGCCGGCGCGGTACGCCTCGCCGGCGCTCTTGTATTCGCTCGTGTTCCGCACGACGACGGGGAACATGCGGCCCGACGTGATGAGCTCCACCGCCTGGCCCGTCTTCGTCGCGAAGCTCGTGGCGTCCGACGCGAAGCCCACGGACAGCTCGGCCGTCGCGAAGTCCTTGAGCACGGTCATAGCGATCCTCCGACCTTCCGCCGCAGGAACCCCGGCTGGTTGCGGGTAACGATCTCGGCCAGGGTGAAGCCGTCGACCTCGAGGACGGTGACGACGTCGCCGCCGGCGGGCATGAAGTCACCGAGGCGGTCGAGCGGGATGACCGCCTCGGGGCCCGCCTCGCCGACAATCCCGAAGAGCGGGCGATCGATGATCCCGCCTTCTGCCAGGAAGGCGAACGAGCCCGCCTTGAGCACGGCCGTCGATGCCGCGGCCACGATCGGCGCGGCGATCACGTTCGCCGGGAAGGGCAGCGCCGCGGTGACCGACGCGTAGACGTTGGCGAAGTTCTCGCCGGCCTTGGCGCCCACCTGCGACGTCGCCATGCGACGCGCCAGCAGCGCCTGGAGCGCCGAGAAGATCAGGAACTGGATGGCCATCGAGATCAGGGACGAGATGACGTTCGCGGCGAGGTTCTTCATCGCCTTGGTGAAGTTCTCGGCGAAGTCCTCGCCGAAGACGATGGCCCGCCCGACGGCATCGCCAACGCCGTCGGAGAAGGCGACGATGGCATCGAGGCCGAGCTGCATGACATCCTCGATGCTCAGCTGGTACTCGGTCACCATCTCGAGCAGTGCTTCGCGGAACTCGGCGAAGCTCTGGATGCCGGCCTCTTCTTCTTCCCGAAGGCGCTGCAGTTCCCCCTGAAGAGTCCGAATCGTCTCGGCGAATACGGCGACCCGTTCGTCGGCCGGATCGATACCGCTCACCACCAGATCGATCATCGCTTGCTTCGCGGCCTCGATCGCTCGCTGGGCATGCTCGACCGTCGGGCCGAAGAGGTCGATCTCCGCCTTGAGCTCGCGCGCGGTGCGGTTCACCCTCTGAAGAATCTCTTCCTGCGTGGGCAGCCGTCCGAACAGGCCCTCCAACTCTCTGCTGAGCTCGCCGACGGACCCGGCGGCGCCGCGCGCGTGGACGTCGACATCCGCAAGGCCGGCTGCCAGGGTTGGCATTCCTGCGGCGGCTTTCTCCGCGCTATCTGTCGCTTTCTCGACCGACTTCTGCACGCCCTCGCCCGCCGTCGTCGCCGCCTCTCTCCACGCATCGAGGTCGTCTGCGGCCTTGCGCCGGAACTCCGCCGTCTTCTCGGCCAGCTTGTCGAGCCCCTCGCCGATGAACGGCAGGAAGTCGAGCCACCCGCGCAGCGTGTCCACGATCGAATCCACGGCGGCGGCGATGACCAGCTTGAGTCCAAGCCACACACCCTCGGCGATGCGCACCAGGTCTTCCCAGAAGATCAGCAGTGCCGCCGACAGGGCGATCGCCAGGGTGACCGGGCCGCCGAGCGCCACCAGCCCAAGGGCGATGGCCTTGATGGCGATCAAGAGCGCCCCCGCCGCGAAAATCAGCGGTCCGATCGCCGCCGCGAGCGCCGGCACCAGAATGATTGCCAGCTGAAGGTTCGGGGACAACTCCTTGAAGCTCTCGATCCACGCTTTGATCGTCGGCATGGCGCCCTTGATCGCCGCGAGGAACTTGCGAACCGCCGGCAGGAGCAGGTTCCCAAGCTCGATGCCGACGTCGACGATGGCGCTCGTCGTGAGCTGCAGCTGTGCGTTCAGCGACTCGAGTTGCTTGCGAGCGACCTCGTCGGTGGTTCCGGCGGCCTTCCGGAGCCCCGACTCGTAGTCCCGGATCTTGTCGCTGAGACCCAACAGGTTGTTGATGGCGCTGATCGACTTGAAGTTAAAGCCGAGCATCGTCAACTCGGCCAGCCGCTGCTCGTCGCTCAGGCCCGCGAACCTGGCCTCCAAGTCACCAACGATGTCGGCGGCGTTCCGCATCGTCCCGCTGCCGTCGAACACCGTGTCGAAGAAGTCGCGATTCGCGGTCTTGTTGGCGAGCGCCGTGCGCTGGAGCTCACGGAACGCGATGTCGAGCGTCGTTCCCGCCTCGGCGCCCTTTATCCCCTGGTCGGCAAGCGCCGCGAGGACGGCGGCGCCCTCCTCGATGTCCTTGTTGAGGATGCGCAGCGCCGCCCCCGCCTTGTTCGTGAGCGATTCCGAGAACTGCTCCACCGATGCGTTGGCGAGCGTGTTCGCCTTGACGAGCACATCCGAGACGCGCGTCATGCCTGCGAGGTTCGTCGCGGCGTCTTTCGATGCGAGCCCGAGCGCCGATTGCGCGTCGGTCACGAGATCCGTCGCGCGCGCGAGGTCGAAGTTGCCCGCTTGCGCAAACTTCGACACCTGCGGAAGCGCCGCGATCGACTGCGCGGCATCGAGGCCGGCCGAGGCGAGGAAGAAGTAAGCCTCGGCCGCCTGCTTCGCGGAGAAGGTCGTCTCCAAGGCAACCGCGCGAGCCGCATCCGCCATGTCGTTCTTCATGGCGTCGGTCAGGTCGCCCATGATCGCCGTCGACTTCGTCATCGAGTCCTCGAAGTCGGCAGCGAGCTTCACGGCCGCGGCCGCCACGCCGGCGATCGGCAGCGTCACCCCGAGCGTCAGGCGCTTCCCCATCGCCTTGAAGCCGTCGGCAGTTCGTGACAGCCGACGCTCGGCCCCGCGAAGCGCCTTGTTCAGGTCGTCGACCTGCGCGCCGATCGAGACGAAGATGCTCGAGAGCTTAGTTGCCATTCTTCGCCCGCGCCCGCGCTGCGCGCTCCTCGCTCTCGCGGAGAAGGTCGCCGAAGTCCTCGTCGGTCACCTTCGGCGGCTCGTGCCGGATGCCCGTGAGGTCGCTCCAGATCTCCCTGAGGTTCGGCTGCTTCACGCGAAAGCCTCGAATGAGCGCGCAGATCTCGTTAGCGCGCTCGCTGCGCCGCCGGCGCTCCTCCTCCTGGCGCGCCTCGAAAAGCACCTGAAGCTCCCACGGCGTATGGCGCCAGAACTCCGCGAGAGAAAGGCCGAGGTAACCGGTGGCGATCTTGATCTTCTTCTCCCAGTCCCACTCTGGCGGCTCGGAGACTACGCGCCCGGACCCCGAATGATCGTGGGCGCGCCGACTGCGTTTTTTTCCGGTCCTCCCAGGGCGAGCGTCGCCGCCTCCATGGCGCGACCGAGGCAGTATGTGAGCCGTTCCATCATGGTGCCAGGCACCCTCCCCATGAGCTCGCCGACCTTGCGCACGGTCAGCGACGGGTCCTCGTGGGCGAGACCGGCCCAGAGGAAGGCGCGGATATCGCGGAACTCGAGCCGCGCCGCGGCCTGTACCGCACCCTCGGACAGAGGCCCTCCACCCTTGTCGCCGCCGTCCTGGAACTTCGCGAGGAAGGCGAAAAACCCCTGCTGCGTCGCCCCCTCGAAGTCCGCCACGGCGTTCTCGTCGTAGCGGAGGTTTCGCTCGCGATCGAGCGTGATCCCCACGCAGCCCTTGATGTCCGATGCCATGCTCCTGCTCCTGATTCGGGGCGGCCGTAGCCGCCCCCTCTACCCATGGATCACGGGCTCGCCGTCAGCGCCCCGTTGCCCGTGAGCTCGATCGTGAACGGCACGACGTCGCTCTGCGGGAACTCGTAGCTCAGGTTCGTGATCACCGCGAGGCCCTCGACCTTCTCGCCGCCGGTGAGCGGCGATGCGTCGATCTGGACGTAGACCTCGTTCGCGTCCTCGAACACCGCCTTGAGGTGAAGCCATGCCGGATCGTTGGCCTTGAGGATCCCATCGGCCGAGACCGTCCATCCGATCGTCGTGATGATCGATCGCCGCCATCCGTCGTCGTCGGCGTGCGTCGCGTCCGCGGTCTCCGAGGTGCGCCCGAGCGATCCGCCGCGGCGCTGCGCCACCTTCGCCCAGTTCGCGCCCGCGCCGCCCACGTCGTTGAGGTCGATGTTGATGACGAGCTTCCGCCCCGCAACCTGCGATCCTGTAACTCCGGCCATGGATAGCCTCCAAGTCGTGAAACTTGGGGCTCCCGGCGCTCGCAGGCGCTCCCGGCCCTCTTAGCAAGAGCATGTTCCCTTACTTCTTTCCCGGGCGATCGAACCTCAGCGTGTGAACGACTCCACAGCGACGACACTTGATCTCGAGCTCGCCCTCCAACTCCATCCGCCGGTAGCGGAAGAACTTCTCACCGCACCGCGTAGGGCACTTGAGCCACTGAAGATCAGCGGCCGTCTTCGGCAAGCTGGATGGCTGCAATGGTTAGCTGTCCTTGTGCGCTGGCGCTGTAGGCCAGCAGCACGTCGCCGTTGGTGTCCTTGAACTCCGCTGCGAGCCCGGCTGGGATCATGCGCTCCTCGCTGGCCGGGATCGCGGTTGCCACGTCGTGCTGGTGTCCCTGGTCGCATTTCCTCTGCGACTTCACGGTCACCGTGTACGGGTTGGCTCCATCGGCATTCTTCACGTGGAAGAAGAGCCGACCCGAATGCTTCGCTTTGTTTCCGTTCGCCTCGTCGATCGCGCCGTACGTCGGCTCGAGGCCGTCGTAGGTGCTGCCGCTGAGACCAAAATCGAGAATCTGAACGGTGATGGCTGTTTCCGGCATGGGCTATCCTCCGATGGTGATTGCGCAGTCGAAACGGATGACGCCGACGCGCTTTACCTCCCGGGTAATCGGGTGCGGCTCTTTCCCGGTCTCGACGTTCTTCGCCAGGGCGAAATCGAGCGTGAACCCATCCTCCATGTCCGCCGGCTCCCGAAGTGGCCACGCCGCGGCAAGGATGGCGTTCAGGACGTCCGTCAGCTCCTTCATCCCCGGCGCGCCGCTCCAGGCCGTGATCCGGTGCATGACCTGAAATCCGCCGTCGTGCGCTTGCTCCAGGTCGAGCTCGAGCTGGCCGATCTCGACGTAGGGGAACGCCGCGTCGTCGGGGACCTCGTCGTAGACATCGGCGAGGGCGGTAAGCGCGGAATCCCCAGAGAGTGTGTCGTAGAAGAGCTTGTTGAGCGCGTCGAACGGCAGACTCGCGATCATGGTGCCCTCGACGCCTTCACGGGCGCTTTCTTGTCGAGGATGCGAATCACCTCCCGAGAGAACTCGGGTTCTTCCTCGGCCAGAGCGGGGAAGAGGTAGGGGTCCGCCTCGCGGCCGCGCTTGGGCGCGCCGAGCTCGACGACGTGCGCATAGGGCAGCTTCGACCCGACCCGCGCGCCGAGGCCCTTGCGGGTGACCCGCTTCGTGATCGACTTCCTCAGCGCCCCGGTATCGACCGCCGCCTTGTCGCGTGCCCGCGCCCGCACCTTCGTCGATGTCTTCTTCATGAGCTCACGGAGCTCTTTCCGCGTCTCCTCGCCGAGCGCGCGGAGCCGCCGGACGGTGAGCGGGATGCCCTTGATCACGACCTTGCCTTGGATCGCCACTACCCGACCTCCTCGAGCGCGAGCTCGACCCGGCGGTTGCGCTCTTTGAGGTTCCGCGGCTTGCCGACGATCTTGAACACCCGGTTGCCCAGGGTCAGCCGGTGCTTGCTCGTGATCGCCAGGTCGCCCCGGTAGCGCATTGTCCCGCGATGCGTCGCCGAGCTCATGGTCTGCCCGGCGAAGAAGGTGTCGCGCCCCGACAGCGGATCGAGCTCCATGCGGACGTCGGCGACGTCGCTCCAGCCGGCGACGAACCCGCCGCGGCCGTCGGGCGTCGAGGAGGGCGCCTGGATGGTCAGGAGGTGGCGCAGCTTGCCGGCGCTCATGCGGCGTACCTCATCCGGTAGCGATCGAGAACGGCCTTCGCGGCCATGGGAACCTCGAAAAACATCGACCCGCGCTCGGCCAGGGCCACGGCGCCGGGGTTCTCGAAGAAGTGTTCCGCAACAGAGATCACGGCGCGCCGGAGATCGAACGGCACGTCGCCAGGCGCCTCCCCGTAGCCAGTCGTGAACTCGATCGTGACCGCATCCCACTGCGTCCGCGCTGACGGCCAGAACTTGCCGTAGGCCCGGTGGATCTGGCCCGGCCCCTCCCGCGACTTCTCGAGACTCCACTCCGTTGTGGCAAGAACCTGGGGGGCGCCCTCGAAATCGACGTAGGTGATCGTCTCGACCGAGATCACCGGCGCCTTGCGAAGCACGATGGGGTCGGTGAAAGACCAGAGGCGATCCGTCCACTCGGCGCTGATGAGCTGGCGGCCCGTGTAGCCCTCGGCGTAGGCGACGGCCGCCCTCAGGTCCGCGTCGAGCTTGCCGTCCTGGTCGTGCCCGTCGAGGCGCAGCTGCGCCTTGAGCTCCGAAAGGGATGCCGGCAGAGCCGCGGCCGGCGTCACGAGCTCGAGCGAGGCGATGCGCGCATGGGCCATCGAGCTCACGGCCGCCTCCTACGCCTTGGGGGCGGCGAAACCGCCGTCTCGGCGTCTTGCGGCGCGGACACCGCGGCCTCCTCCGTCTCAGGCTCGGCTTCCGGCTCGGGCTCTGGCGCCGGATCAGGCTGGATCTCGCGTGCGGGCGGCGGCGGGTCGTCGACCGCCTCGGCTTTCCCGAGCGCGATGAGCGTGCGCCCCTCCGCGTCATCTACCTCGATGACCTGTCCACGCCGCTGCGTGAACGTGATGCTCGCACGCGAGATCTTCAGCCTGACCTGCATGGCGTCTCAGCCCCGCCTTACGGCTTCATCTGCATGACTTTGACCGGCTTGGTGCCGGCGTCGAGCAGATCCCCGTCGTGGCGAGAGAAGACCACGAACGCCTCCTGATCGAACTCGGCGTATCGCTCCACCAGGCGCCGCAGTCGGACGCTCGCCACGTCGCGGATCTTGTACTTCGAGAGCTGGCCGAACGCGATCACCTTGTCCGAGGCCGTGATCGTGCTGGCCATCGACTGGTTGATGGTGATCGGGTAGCTCAGCAGCCGGTCCGGGATGCCGAGCTGGAGGCCGGGCTGCCACAGGTATTGGTCGTTCCCGTCCTTCAGCTTCCGCACGGCGAGCAGGATCGAGTCGTGAAGCATCCAGCCTGCGCCATCGCGGTAGGCGGGGTCGACCGAATGGAGGAGGTCGTAGACCTCGTCCGGGTCGATGACGGTGGACGACGCCGTCTCCTTGCCGACCGTCGCGGCGACGATCAGCCCCTTGGGCTTGCTCGACCCGTCGCCGGTGGTGAAGTGGTCGTTCGTGATGCGGCCGACGCGCTCGCCGAGCATCTCGCCGAGGATGTTCGCGAGGTCGAAGGCCGAATCCTCGAGAAGCTCGGCCGACACCTTGACCATCTTCGACGTGTACTTGTACGCGTTGAAAACCACGGATCCCGTGACGACGTCCTGGGCGGTGACCTCGTCCTCCTCGGCGATCAGCGCGCCCTTGTTGCCCGTGTCGTCGGTCGTCGGCCAGGGCATGGCGTTCCCCGAGGCCGTCCGCATGACGTCGGCCACCTGGCGCATGCCGCCGAACTGGAGGAGGGCGCGCTCGAAGTTGTTGACGAACCCTTCGGGGATCGTCTCGCCACCCTCCGTCGACGCCGTCGACGCGCGCATCTCGCGGCGGACCTGGCTGTAGGCGCGGTCCCGCCGCAGCTGGACCTCGAAGTCCTTGGCGTTCGGGTTCGTCGCCGTGCGCCGGCAGGCGACGCGGTGCTCGTCGGTGATCTCCTTGCCCGTCTGGACGAGGGCCCATGCCTGGAGCGCCAGGGCCCGCTCCTCGATGGTCGGCTCCTCGCGCCGGTACGAGCGGCCCTCACGCGTCCGGCGTTCGCGCTCGAGGCGGGCCTCTTCCTCGTTCTCGCGGCGCGCGAGGTCGCCCCCGGATCCTCGGCCGCCGTCGCCCGGCTCGCGGCGCTGGCGGATCTGCGACTCGACGGCGATCGCCCGCTCTTCCTTCTCGATCTTCTCGGTGAAGGCGTTGTAGTCGGCGTTCGCCTCCGTCCACTGCCGCTCGTGGTCGTCGGTCCACTTCGTGTCCGAGTCGGCGTGAAGGTCGGCCAGACGGCGGACCTCCTTGGCGACCTCCGCGCGATCCTCGTAGAGCCCCTTGAGCTCGACCATCTCTTCGCTTCCTTCCGTCTGCCCGCCGGACGGCTGATGGAGCAAAGAGAAAGGCGCCCTGCGGGCTGTATCCTTGGGTGGATAGAGCCTTCAGGGCGCCTCTGTCTCGCAGGGCGCTACCTGCTACCGCTGCTCGGCCCTGGCGTCTCGCGCTGGGTCCCGGGCGCTGGTGCGTATCGGGGGCCCATTGTCCGGGGCTATGGCAAGAATTGCAAGGGGCAATCTCAGCTATTGCCGCAGGCAATCCTGGGCTATTGACCCAGACAATGGAACCGGGTACGGTACCGGGCGTGAGTCTCGTAGCATGCCCCTACATCGAAGAGAATCCCGCGGCCCTGCCGGCTCCGCCCGTTCGCGTGCGCGAGACTCACCCGGTTCGGGGCTGCGCTTTGCCTTGTGTCGTTCCGTTCCGCACCGTCATGCTACGTGGCGTGGCGTTTCGTTGCGCAGCGTTTCGTGCCGTTACGCCCCATCCCGTCATGCATCGCTACGTCTCGTCTGATCACGTCACGCCTTGAAAGGAGGCGAAGATGATCACAGCAACCGCCAAGCTCCGCAGTCTGTCCGCCTACAGCCAGTCGGACTTCTTCAAGTCCTCGCGCGCCGAGGGGGAGTCGCACGACGCCTTCGAGGAGCGCTGCTGGCGCGAGAAGATGCACGTCCTCGACGGGTCCGTCGTCATCCCGCCCATGCAGCTCAAGCGATGCCTCGACAACGGCGCGAGCCTGCGAGGCGAGAAGGTCCCGGGGAAGGGGAGCCGGGGCTGGGCAAGCTTCTTCATCTCGGGCGTGCTGGTCACCGATCCCATGGTCCTCGACATCGACCCGTCGACCGTCCGCGGCGAGTGGATCATGGCGCACGCCGACGGGAAGAAGACCGGCACGGGCGGCCGGGTCCGCCGGTGCTTCCCGCTGATCCCGGAGTGGAAGGGAACGGCCACCTTCCACATCCTGAACGCCGAGATCACGGACAAGGTGTTCCTGCGGATGCTCGACACCGCGGGTAAGCTCGTCGGCATCGGCCGCTTCCGTCCGCAGAACGGCGGCATGTTCGGCCGTTTCGCCGTGGAAGACCTCAAGTGGGCCAAGGAAAAAGTAGCGTAGCGTGCCGTTCCGTTGCGCACCGCACCGTTGCGTGCCGTGCCGTTTCGCGGCGTGCCGTTCCGTTCCGTGCCGTAGCGTCGCGCATCGTAACGCCCCGTCCAGCCTGATCACGTCACGGGTTCTCTCTCAACTTAGAAAGGAGGACACCATGCCCGACGCCGCACAGAACGGGCACCCGATCCCGAAGCAATGCCGCCCCGAAGTCGACTGGATCAGCGACCTCATCCGAAGCCTGAAGCCCGGCGCCATCGCTACGTACCAGGAGCTGAGCGCCAGGGCGGGCGTGAGCATCCAGTCGCACCGCTGGCTTCTTGAAAGCGCGGCGAAGAAGCTCCGTCGCGAAGACGCCATCCTGATCGAGAGCATCCGTAACGTCGGCATCCGCCGGCTCGACGCCGAAGGGAAGGCGCTTCGCCCCGGCACGCGGCTGCGCCGAATCCACAGCCAGGCCCGACAGGGGAGGAAAGACGCCGCGACGCTGACGGACGACGAGCTCAACTCGCTACCGCAGTCCGTGCGCGCAAGCCACTACGCCGCAGAAGGGCTCTGTGGCGTCATGGAAGTCGCCACGCGCGCCCGAAGGATCAAGGTCCTGGAGGGCGCCGCCGAGAGGCGTCAGGGCAAGCTCGACTTCGACGGGGTCCTTGCTGCGCTCAAGGGTTAGCCGCGCCTCCGCTTCTCCTCCCCCTCCACGGCGGCGGCCCGCTCGGCGATCTCCCGGCGCTTGGCCTGCGCCTCGGCCACCTCCCTCGCCGCCTCCCGGAGCGCCTCGAGCGCCTCGTCCTCGCGCGCCACGGCGTCGATCAGGCCCATCTCCACGGCCCGGGAAGCGTCGTAGCACCGCCCGTCCGCCCACGCGGCTACCGCGGCGGGGTCCGCCTGCCTCCCCTGGGTCACGGCCCGCAGGAAGTGCTGGTGGACCACGTCGAGCTCCCCGCGGAGCACCGACAGGGACTCGTCCGTGACCGGCACCCCGGGGGCGAAGTCGCCCTTTCGGTCCCCCGTCGCCACGACGTGGACCTTGATCCCCTCCCTGGCGTAGAGCCCCGAGACGTCGCGGACCACGCAGATGACCCCGATCGACCCGACCTCGGCCAGGGGGGTCGCCGTGACACGCCGGCACTGGCTCGCCACCCAGTAGGCGGCGGACGCCCCGAGGTCCTCGATGTGGGCATGGACGGGCTTCCGCAGGCCCACGCGGCGGACCTCGAAGGCGAGCTCTTCCGTCCCGGCCACGGTCCCGCCCGGGGAGTCGATGCGCAGGAGGATCCCGCTTACCTCGTCGTCCTCGGCCGCCCGGCGGAGCGCCGCGCGCAGGCGCACGGTCGAGCAGCCCCCGAAGGACGAGCCGCCCTTCGTCATCTTGCCGCAGACGTCGACGACCGCGATCCCGCCGTGGACCTCGTACCCGTCCTCGCCATCGTCGTCGTCGTCCCCGGACCGTACCGCCGGCCAGAGCCCGGCCTTGATCGCCGTCGCAGCCTCGAGCATCCACCGCGGCTCGACGCACCAGGCCCCGTAGAGGCGGTCGGCGCACCGGCGCGCCTCGATGCGCTCGATCGCCGGCCACGAGATCACGGCGCGCTTGCGCTGTTCGGCGATGGCCGCCTCGACGCGCTCGGCGGTCCGGCGGTCGGCGATGCCGGGCGGCAGCTCCTTCTTCGCCGCGGCCGGCTTCCGAATGATGGGCGGGACATTGCGGACAACGATGTCTGCGAGCTTCTTTCCGTCGATCTCGATGGTCGTCGTCCCGAGGTGCCTGTCGAGGCTCTCGAGGGCCTCCGTCGGGTCCCCGACGGCCCGCGTTGCCACCGTTGCGGCCTTGTACGCCGGGTCGACGACCACCGAGACATCGTAGACGTCGACCTCGCGGAGCTCGCGAACGTTCATCGACCCCTCGCGCGTCCACCGCTCCTCGACCGGCGTGAAGGCGAAGGACGACCCGCCGGCGTCTCCGCGCCGGATGTGCTCGCGAACATCCGCCGCGAGCGTTGTATTGGCTGTCTTGATCGTGTACTTCAGGCCGCGCTTGTCCGATGCGAGCCGCAGCGTGCCCGATTTCACCCGCCCGAGGATCAGATCCTCCTTGTGGTTCCAGAGCGCCTTGACGTCGGACTTCTCCTCGAGCACGGCGTCGAACGCGCCGGACATGACTCTCTCGACGACGTCGTCGCGCAGCTGGTACTCCGTGTCCGCCGTGCCGTCGTAGTAGACCGCGGCGTAGCCGGAAATCTCGCCGCCATCGGCCGAGACGCGGACCTCAGACCCGAGAAATCGCCTTTCCATTGCTCGCCTCCATGATTTCCCGCGCCATCTCGGCCGGCAGGGTCTTTTCGATACGATTGCACGCTGCCTCGACGGCCTTTTTGAACTTCTCAGGCGTCACGTTTGTCGCCTCCATGAGACCATCGCGGTACCTTCCCAGTACCCGAGACACGATGTCTGCGACGTCGCAACGCATGACTCGCGCCATCGGTAGGGCGTATTTCTCAAGGTGGCGGCGATGATCAGCGTCCATCGCCTCGATCCAGGGGATGAACCCATCCGGATTCCGAGCCGCCTTCGCCGCGTGATCCGATACCCTTTTCGCCATGCGGCTCACGGTGTCGCCGATAAACGCAGCTCGCACCTCGTCCGGATCGGGGGCCTCATCTTCTTCGTCTTCGGGATCTTCCGGCTCCTCGCCGGTAAGCGACATGTTGAGCGGCACGAAGAACTTCTCGCCCTCGCCGTCAGGGATGGGGTTCAGGTTTTCACGTGCCCGCACCTCGTCGCGCGACAGCCACCCGCCGCTGATCCCGAGGTTGTAGAAGGCGCCGCGATCCTTGATGTTCGCCCTCACCAGCGCCTGACGGACGAACTCGATCAGGTGGGAGTCGCGCGATACCTCCCGGACGGACAGGAGCTTGAGCCGGAACTCCGTCTCCCACGTAACGAGCCACGGGTCGAGCGCGTCGTCGAGATACGCCTGGTTCTCCTGCTCGAGCGACGCGTATGCCGTGCGCGTCGTGTCGCCGAGCTTGTGAGGCGGCGTGCCGAACCAGTTAGCGACCTCGCGCACCTCGAACTGCCGGGTGCCCAGGAACTGCGCGTCCTCGTTCGACATTCCGTAGGTGTTAAGCTTCCCGCCGTTCTCGAAGATCGCGAGCCGATGGGCGTTCTCGACACCCTGATGGATCTCGTTCCACGACTGCTTCAGGCGCTTCTGGACGTCGGCGTCCATCGTCTCGGGGTACTCGAGCGCCGCAGACGGCCGCGCCGAGTTGCCGAAGAACGCCGCGCCGTATCGCTGCGCGGCCATGCCGAGCCCGAGGGACTCGCGCGCCTTGGCGACAACGGACATCCCGTTGTACCCGTCGCCGAGGCCGCGGATGTGGATCATGTTTTCCGCCTGGACGATGTCATCGCGGTTGTCCTCCGTGCGCACCACGTAGACCAGGCGGTCCTTGTTCGGCCCGCGCCACTCCGTGTGCACCCGCGAGGCGTCCTGAGGCCACAGGGCAACCGGCGCGCCGCTGCCGTTTCGGTCGATCTTGGCGTAGCCGTTGCCCCGAAGCAGCGCCTGCGCCTGAAGCGTCAGGCGGAACTGGAACACGTCCATGTACGGGTTGACCCGCGTCCGCACGAGGGGGCTCGCCGGGTGCTCCATCGCACGCCGCTTGCCCGATTCCCCCATGCGCTGATAGATGAAGAGGGGCAGCTTCGCCACGTCGCGCGCGATCAGGTTCACGGCGCGCCAGACCGCCGAGTAGGTGAGCGCCGACTCCGCGTTGACGTGCACCCCGGAGAGCGCCCGACCGCCGCCGAGCGCGTCGATGAGCCACGCATCCGGGTCGGACAGCGGCGTCTTGGGGTTCTCGAGCGACCGACGTTGCCGCGTGAAGAGCGTCGTGATCATCGGGGACCCTTACGGGGGCGCTCGATCCAGACGCCGGCGAGCGCCCCGGCGAGGAAGATCGAGCCGACTACGACCAGCGACCAGGCCGGACTGAGGAGCCAGATGCCCGCGGCCACGAGGGCGACGCCGGCGATGCCGAGGATGTTGATGATGAGGTCCTTGTTCACTCTGGGACTTCGAACCGATTCTTGGTGCCCTGGTACCTGCTCCTCCACTTCTCGCGGAGCCGCTTGTGCGCATCCTCGCCCGTTCCCGCCTTCAGCGCCTTCGCGGCCCGTCGGTCCTCCTCCACAGCCCGAAAGATCAGGACCGGCATCCAGAGGATCGCCAGCGCGACGGTGATCGGCCAGAGCGCCATGGCGAGCGCCCGGACCACCGGCGACTCGATCGGGAGCATCCCGGCGAACGCGGCCAGCATGGCGTAGCAAAGGACGCCCCCGACGACGAAGGCGATCACGGAACATCCATCCATCACGCCCTCCTGCACAGGAGGCCGCCCGGGACGTGGCCCTCCGGCCCGCCGCAGGGGCACGGGGCAAGCAACCCGCTGAGGGTCTCGACTTGCTGATCCGTGAGCCCGTGCCGCTCCTGCATGGCCTCGATCCCGCGGGCGACCTTGCCCCGATCGATTGACGCCTCGGGATCCTCCACGAGCGGCACCTCCGGGAGGCCGTCGTACACCAGGCGGCCCGGGACCTCGACCAAGGTGTCGCGTCCCGCCTTCACCGTCTTGAGCCCGGCGAAGCGGAACGTGGTCTCCTGCAGCCGTGCCCAGCGGGCCTCGGCCTTCTCGGCGCGGGCACGCAGACGCTCGCTGGCCGCGAACAGGGGGTCGCAGCGGTCCAGGGCGCCAACTATCGACTCCGCCCACACCAGCGTCTTTCCGGGCCAAGGCATGTGGCACGGGACGCAATACCACTCGTCGAGCGCTACGTTGCGCGCCTCGAGGACACCCATGCACGCCGGGCAGGTCAGTTGCTCAGCCATGGACCTACGCCGTGCCCTCCACCGGGGAGACGTGCTTCTCGCCCGCCGCGACGGTCGTATCCGCCGTGATCGGCACCCGCTTCGCCCCGCTGAGGACGGCGAGGATCAGCTCCACCGTCGAGTTCTGCGTCGCACGGTTGACGAGGCACTTCAGGTAGCGCTTGCGGGGCCGCTCGATCTCGACATAGACGAGCTTGTCGTCGTCGTCGTCGGCTACCGTCACCTTCGAGCCGAGGAGCGCCGAGTAGGCATCGGCCACGCCGTCATCGTCTGACTGGTGGACCTCGATGCTCGTGGCCGCGCCGGCGACGATGGCGCCGAACCCGACGATGAACGTGCACGTGTCGAAGCCCGCCGTGTCCACGCCGGCGGCCGGGATGACGAGGGTGATGCCGGCCACGACGGGTCCGTTGTGGCGCACGATCTTCCGGTGGTTCACGAAGTCTCTACGCATGTCCGGTTTCCTTTCCGCTGAGAACGTCGTCTATCGCCTGTCCTACACCCACAGGAGCCCCCGGTCCTTTGTGTACGGGCCCTGCTTCTTCACGTCGACCATGGCAAGCCCGATCGCCATGATGGTTGCCACGATGCCGTCGATGCGTTCGAAGGAGCGCTTCTTCGACGGCTTGATGTTCTCGGCCGGGTCGGTGTCGATGGCGACGTTCGCCGCCATCCATCGAAGCACCGGATGCCCCCCGTGCGCCAGCTGCCCGGCGATGTGGAGGTCATAGAGCTTCTTCGCCGGCGAATTCATCGTCTGGTACCCCTGGCGAAACATCTCGACGGGGAAGCCGTCCTCCTCGAGCAGCTGCGTCGCCAGCTGCGTCGCGTTCCAGGGGTCGATGCCGAGCTTGCGGATCTTGTAGCGGTCGGCGAGATCCTTCAGCCGGCGCCGGATGAACTGGTAGTCGATCACCTCCCCGGGGGTCCGCTCGATGAATCCGTCGCGCGCCCACGCGAGGTACGGCACGCGGTCACGGCGTTCGCGCTCCACGGCCCGATCCTCGGGGATCCAGAAGTACGGGAGGACCGTGTACGACTCGCCGGCCGGGAAGACCAGGACCAGAGCCGAAAGGTCCGTCGTCGATGAGAGGTCCAGCCCGGCGTAGCAGGCGCGCCCCTGAAGCGCGACCCTGTCGACCTCGCCGGCGCACGCATCCCACCTCGCCATGACGAGCCAGCGGTCGGCCTGCTCGGTGCGGATGTTGAGATGCAGCCGCTTGAAGGTGTTCTCGTAGGCCGGCGAGTCCTGGGCTTTCTTGCATTCCGTCTCCAGGTACTCCGCTGAGATGCTCACCCCGAGGTTGGGGTTGGCCTTCTTCCACACGGCGGGATCGGTCCAATCGTCATCGCGCGACGCCTCGTAGATGACCGGGAGGAACGACCGCCCCTCGATCAGCCCGTCGCGGATGTCGGACGCGTACTTGTGGATCTGGTTGCAGATCGAGCCCTCGCGCTCGTAGTCCGAGGTCGTGATGTGGACCACCAGGGGCTGGCGGCGCGCGCCGGTCGAGGTCACGAGGACATCGACCAGCTCCCGCGTCCTCTGCGCGTGGAGCTCATCGACGATGACGCAGTGGGAGTTGTAGCCGTGCTTCGTGTCCGCCTCGGCAGAGATCGCCTTGAGCACCGATCCCATGCGCTCGACCGTGATGGCCTTGCGAAAGACCTGGCAGGCAGCGGACAACTCGGGACTCCGAAGCACCTGTTGCTTCGCCACGTCGAACACCAGCGCCGCCTGATCGCGCTCGGCCGCCGCCGTGTAGATCTCAGCGCCCTGCTCGCCGTCCATGAAGAGCATGTAGAGGGCGATGCCCGCTGCGAGTAAGCTCTTGCCCGATTTTCTGGCGACGAAGATCAGCGCCTCGCGATAGCGGCGGGCGCCGTCGGGACGCTTCCACCCGAAAAGGTTGGCCACGATCGCCTGTTGCCAGGGCTCGAGTACGAACGGCTCGCCCGCCTTCTCGCCCTTCACGTGGACGAGGTACGCCGCGAAGAAGTCGATGGCCTCGCGCGCCGCGTCGCGGTCAAACCAGCAGTCGCCTGCCGTGGCGAACGGGTCGTAGCCCGGGATCAGGCGCAGCGTCGCCTCGAGGTCCCGGTCGCTCCGGCGCTTAGCAGACGCGGAGCTTGGGCTTTTTGTCGTCGTTACTCGGGACATCCTGTTCCGCTGCCTTCACTCCGACTCGCGCGCTCGGGGTTAGGCCGAACTCACGGCATCCACGCATCACCCGGTCCCATGCCTTCGTCCGCATCGCCACCGCGGGATGCTGGCCGACGTAGCCCTTGTCCGTCGTGAAGGTCTCGCCTTCCTCCTCGATCGTCTCGCGGGTCGATAGGTACTGGTCCTGCGCGTCCGCGAGAAGGGCGATCGCCGTACGGTCCGACTTGCCGAGGACGCCGAGAAGCTCGAGCTCCTTCAGGAGCGCCGCGAAGAGCTCCTTCCCGCGGCCCGAGAGCCACGAGGGGCACGACGGGCGGCCGGGAGGGGCCTTCGGCTCCCGCTGCCGCCGGCGCTTCGGCACCAACGAGGACCCGCGGCGCTTCAGCACCTCCGTCGGGGTCGGGCGAGGCCCTCGGGCACCCATCAGCGGCGCCCCCCTGGCACGCAGTGTACAGAGGCCGTGCACGGCTTGCACATGCCCCTACCGAGATACCCTCCCGCGAAACATGACCGGGCCGGGGTCG